TTACAACAATGTCGGGCAACAGAACAGCTAGTCTTCTTAGAGCTGGCGTGACTACATCGATTGTCTATGCGGTATCTCCTCAAGCAACGTGGCTTCAATTGTCTCCAGGATCTAACACTATCCAATTCGTTGCCACGGGAGCCGCGATTCCGGCAAGTCTTTCTTACAAGAAGCTTTTCGGGTCGGTGGAATGATGGATCTTTTTATTCTGGATTCCCTTAACCGAAGAATTCATCTGATTGACCAATACATTTCTCTTATCTGGACTGAAAGATTCCAAACATATGGAGACTTTCAACTGGATGTAGTCTCCACTCACGAAATGCGATCATTACTCGTTCCAGACACATATCTGGCTATGAGCGAATCCAATTATGTGATGCGCATCGAGAGTTACGAGGATAAATATGACGCAGATGGACAGCGTCTTTTGACCATCAAGGGACGCTCGTTCGAAGCCATCCTCCTCGATCGAGTTGCTAAGGATTCCACAAGTACTCTGACAGTTTCCCCGCAGTGGACCATCACACGAGCTCCGGCGGATCTTGCGCGTTTCGTTTACCATGACATATGCGCTAATGGAATTCTCAACAACGGCGATATTATCTCTTTGGTTTCGGAAGGAACTCTTCCGTCTCTGACTGGGTCGTCGAATATCCCTGAACCGTCTACCATCATCACGTTGGATATTAAACCAACCACGGTTTACAACGTGATTTCTGCTATGATTTGTGTTCCTTGGGATTTGGGCTTTCGTTTTCTGCGTCAAGACAGTACAGGAGAACTTTTCTTCGATGTCTATTCAGGAAGCGATCGTACCTCGGGTCAAACAACACTTACGCCGGTGATCTTCTCACCGCAACTTGAGAACCTTCAAAATACGAAGGAACTCACAACGATCGACAAATCCAAGAACGTAGCTTATGTGTTTTCCCCAGACGGTTTCGAAATGGTTTACGCAGCCGACGTTGACCCAACCGTTGAAGGAATCGAGCGACGAGTGTTGATGGTGGATGCGTCTGATATCACAAGTACGTCCACCTCTGATGTGCCAACGGCTTTGATTCAACGTGGAAACGATCAACTTGCCGCAGCACGTACGTTCAATGGATTCGAGGGTGAAGTTAGCCAGAATTCTCAATACAAATATGGCACTGATTACAACATGGGCGACCTCGTTGAAGTACACAACGACGACGGAGTCGCTAACTACATGCGTGTAACAGAGCAAATATTTGTTTGTGATTCAAAGGGAAAGAGATCCTATCCGACGCTGACTTCAAACGAATTCATCAACACCGGTTCTTGGTATTCTTGGTTGAGCAACAAGCAGTGGTTCGACTTCGATACTGACACTACCAGCGTTTGGTCGAATCAACCTTAGGAGGTTTAAAATGGCTGTTGGCGACCAGGCAGCTGCTGCCGGTTATCCGTTGGTCCCCGATACTGGTGAAGAAGGTCGTCTTCGCTGGGGTGCTCGTGAGATCAACCGAACGCGAGACTTCATCGCTCAACTTTTTTCTTTGATTCCTGTTGGAAAGTCGGGTTATCGAACGGCGGCCGGTATTTCCTCTGGAACGGCAGATCCATCCGGCGGTGCTGACGGGGACATCTACTTTAAGATTGTGCCTAGCTAATCATGACGGATTATCCGTACAACTTCGGCGACTGTTGTCTGATGATCCGAGACAATGGCTCCGGAGCAAATCCCAACGTAGAGTTCTGGTTTTATGCTTTCAATCAAGGCGTAGACTGGGGTCTTCTGCAATTCGAAAAACGCGTTAACAATAACACATTCGTTTTCTCAGCGAATATCCACGCTCATGCTGGATGGGTTCAGGTTTCTGTAGACAACGCGGGTCTCAGTCAATTTGTGACTTGGCAATTGGATACAAACCTTGGTTATGCTCTTCACGGAGGACCCGATCCGGGTTTCCCATACAGCACAACTCAATATCTCACACGTCCAACCGTTCCAGATCCTCCAAGTACGCCATATATCTTCAATGTCGCCGTAGATTCCGTGAATGTCGGGTGGGATCCTCCAGAAAATAACGGAGGAGCGACTATTCTCGGTTATCAAGTAGGTTATGGACAAAACGTCGCAGGTCCCACGACCATAATCGACGCTAGTTCCGGTGTAGCTATTTCCAATCTTCCTATGGGAGCGGTTAGTTATTTCTGGGTACGTGCTAGAAACTATCAAGGTTATAGCAACTGGTCTGGATTGAATAGCGCACGGACGTATTTGGGAGCTTACGTAAAAACCGGTGGGGTTTGGAAGCTCGCTATCCCATACGTAAATGTGGGTGGTGTATGGCAACGAGCTGAACCAAAGGTTTTCCATAGTTGAAAATAGAAAGGAGCAGCTAGTGGCAAATTGGTGGCTGCCAGTAATAGTTTCAATAGCTTCGATTCTGGCATCTTCCGGATTCTGGGCATTTGTGCAATCCAAAGATAACTCCAAGAGTGCCACTCAGCGGCTTTTGATGGGTTTGGCCTACGACAAGGTCACCGCACTTGGTATGTATTATCTACGTCGTGGCTGGATCACACGGGATGAATTCGATGAATACCAGAAGTATTTCGTCGAACCTTATATCGCTCTCGGTGGAAACGGAGTCGCTGAAAGAATCTACAAAGACGTTGCAAGGCTTCCCTTCCATTCCCACAGCAGATACGAAGTTCTGTTCGGCGATAAAGAAGACGAAAGGTATATCTCGAATGTCCCCGTTGCCTCCAACACCGAGAAATATGCTACTGATGAGCGATAAGCTTTATAACATTCTCAAGCATGCAGCAGCAATCGGACTTCCTGCTCTGAGTGCTTTGTATTACACGGTTGCTCAGATCTGGAACATCCCGGATACCAAGGAAGTGATGGGGACCATCGCTGCTGTCAATACTTTCATTGGAGCTCTCGTTGGAGTTTCGTATGTGAAGTATAACAACAGCGGAGCTAAGTACGTTGGCGCTTTGGAAGTGTCCGACACGGGTACGAAGAAGGTCTTCTCTTTGAATTTGAATTCGGATCCGCAGGATATTGAACAGATGAGCGAAGCTACTTTCAAGGTGATGCCTGCTCCTCCGGAAGCGGTTGTTAGTTCTCCGATGAGCAATCCGCCGCACTTGGGATCTTAGTTCAAAATAGGGGTCGCGGGAAATACAAAGCCTATAATGAGACCCCTATCGAAAGGCTGTGCAATGAAGCACTTCCGCATCACCACCGAACCGAGTAACCTCGACGTCGCAATCGACGTTGCACTCGAAGCGTTGTCGAAGGAGAAGCCCGACACTGACGAGTACACCAAGATCCTCGACCAGATCGTCCGCCTCAACAAGCTGAAGGAGAAGCCCTCTTCCAGCCGTGTGAGCCCGGACGCGCTGATCGCGGTCTTCGGGAATCTCGCCGGGATCGTGCTGATCATCAACCACGAACGAGTCAACGTCATCACGACGAAGGCGCTTGGCTTCGTGATGAAGTCGAAGTCGATTTAACACCCAACGAAGGAAGATTAAACAGGACGGACGTGTTTGAGCCAACAACTCTTACACGTCCTTCTTGTTTTTGCTTTCTCGCGGAATCTTCAAGCCCTATAATGAGACCCCTATCGAAAGGATCCATTGTGGACCTGAAGAAGAAGCTGTCCGAAACCAAGACCTGGATCAAAGAGCATCCCTGGGAACTTGCTGCTGGTGTAGCCACCGGCGCGATTACGTATGCAGTCTATATGGATCGACTCTGCCAAAAGAAGGTAGAAGCGCACCACGACTGCATCGATTTCGCGCACTGGGTGGACCAGAAGCTCGCGCAATTCCCCGGAGAAACGCAGATGATCCGGAAAGATGGAACAAAAAACGGCTTCGTCTATATCGAGCCCATGAAAACTGAAGAAAGCTGATCTCAAAAAGCCTAGAGCCCCTAACACGGGCTCTGGGTTTTCCTATTTTTTTCAAAACGAGGGTCGATGATCACTAAGAATTTTTGTTTCGACATGTATTACGTTCCTCAGGTCGGCTGGAAGTGGTCGCACAACAAGATAATGGACAGACCGCACAACTGGTCCATTCGCAGGTATATTCGGCAACTTGAAAAGAAGAATATGATGCCGGACCTTGACGAAAATCCTTATTTCCAGCGGGTCATCGTCCGGCGTTCACTTGCCGGATATAGCTATCTGGTCATGCCCTGTCGTTGGACAGACTGGGTTGAATCCTGATCGCGAAAAATACATGGCCTA